ATGATGAGCTATTTTAATAGTTCGTTTCAACAAGATAATGATGAATGTACAGCTTGTGAGGGTTAATTATGAAAGTAGGATTTACATGTAGCACTTTTGATTTATTACATGCTGGTCATGTACAAATGTTAAGAGAAGCAAAATCAGTGTGTGATTATTTGATAGTCGGATTACAAATTGATCCAACTATTGATCGAGAAGAAAAAAATAAACCAATACAAACTATTGTAGAAAGATATGTTCAACTTCAAGCGGTAAAACATGTAGATGAAATTATTACGTATTCTACTGAAAAAGATCTTGAAGACATATTAGCAATGTATCAAATTGATATACGAATTATGGGTGTTGAGTACAGGAATAAAGATTTTACAGGTAAAGATCTTTGTAGAAAAAGAAGTATTCAACTTTATTTTAACAAAAGGGACCATAGGTTCTCTACTTCCGATTTACGTGAAAGAGTGAGTTTAGCAAATGAATCATAGATATGTTTTTGATGTAGATGGTACACTAACACCAAGCAGAAAAAAAATATTACCAGAAATGGAAACTGCTTTTAGTACATTTATAGATAACTACAGTGTTTACCTAGTTACAGGTAGTGATTATGAAAAAACACAAGAACAGCTTGGTAAGCATATAGTTGAAAAAGTTGAAAAAGTTTACAATTGTTCAGGTAGTGATGTTTGGGCTGCTGGTAAGAATATAGAAAGAAGTGAATGGAAACTACCATTTGAAGCACGAATGTGGTTAGAGGATAGACTAGATAATAATCCATATCCAGTTAAAACAGGTTTGCATATTGAACAAAGAACTGGTCTATGTAACTTTAGTATAGTTGGTAGAAATGCAACACATACTCAAAGACAAGAATATGTTAAATATGATAACGAAACAAATGAAAGAGATAATATTGTTAAAGATTTTAATGTTGTATTTTGTAATATAACATCAAGCGCAGGTGGTGAAACTGGTGTTGATATACATCCAGTAGGAAAAGATAAATCACAGATAGTCAATGATTTTAACGACAATGATGTAATCCATTTTTTTGGGGATAGAATGGATAAAGATGGAAACGATTATAGTTTATCATTAAAGGCTTACAAAAGTTATCCCGTTGGATCATGGAAAGACACTTATAATTTGATAGTTTCATTAAATCAATTAGCGGTTTTGAATGGAAATAATAAAGACTAAATCAGGATATTGGGTTGTAGGATATATTACTGTTCTAGGTGGTCCATTCACTACAGACATTCAAGCACAAAAACATAGAAAGTATCTATTAGACAAATGGCATATTCAAGCAAAGTACTAGATCATTACGAAAATCCAAGAAATGTTGGATCAATGGACAAAACTAATCCAAATGTTGGAACAGGGATGGTTGGAGCTCCTGCTTGTGGTGATGTAATGAAATTACAAATTAAAGTAGAAGATGGTATCATTACTGATGCTAAGTTTAAAACATATGGATGTGGTAGCGCAATTGCAAGCAGTAGTTTAGTTACAGAATGGGTGAAAGGAAGAACTGTTGATGAAGCTGTTGAAATTAAAAATGCTGAGATAGCGACTGAACTTGCATTACCTCCTGTAAAAATACATTGTTCAATATTAGCCGAAGATGCAATTAAGGCTGCTGTTGAGAATTATAAAAATAAATCAATCAAATTGAAGTTAACATAGAAAAATTAAATTAGGAAAAATTAAATGAAACTTAAAATTATTGTTGTAGCATTTTTATTATTATTATCGGGATGTGCAGTTAAAAACCATCCTCCAGTTGATTGGATTTCGTGGGGTAAGAAATGTATGGAAACATATGAAGGTACTATAGTTTCAAGTTATGTTTGGTTTTATAACAGGAGACAAGGATTAGAAGCAACAGAAGAAGAATGTAATATAAACGATTAAGGACAATAAATGCTAAAAGACGAGAGACAATATTTCAAACCATTTAACTACCCATGGGCTTATGATAAATGGTTGAAGCATGAGCAATCACATTGGTTACATACAGAAGTACCAATGTTAGAGGATGTAAAAGACTGGAAGAAAAAATTAACTGATTCAGAAAAACATTTTTTAACTAATATTTTTAGATTTTTTACACAAGGTGATATTGATGTTGCTGGAGGGTATGTACAAAATTACATTCCACATTTTCCACAACCAGAAGTAAGAATGATGTTATTAGGATTTGCNGCAAGAGAAGCATTACACATAGCTGCATATTCACATTTGATTGAAACTCTAGGAATGCCAGAGTCAACNTATTCNGAATTTGCAGAATATGAAGAGATGAAAGATAAACATGATTATATTATGTCTTTATCAGCTAAGAATGGAACAGTAGAATCCACAGCTGCGCATATTGCTGCTTTCAGTGCATTTACAGAAGGTATGCAACTCTTTTCATCATTTATTATGTTGTTAAACTTTCCAAGACATGGAAAAATGAAAGGAATGGGTCAAATAGTAACTTGGTCTATTGTTGATGAAACACAACATACTGAAGGTATGATTAAATTATTTAGATCATATGTTGAAGAAAACAATGAAATATGGAATGATGATCTTAAAGGTAAAATTTATACTATTGCAGAAAAAATGGTTGAACTTGAAGATAAGTTTATTGATTTATCATTTGATACAGGGGCTATTCAGGGTCTTACAGCTGATGAAGTTAAAGAGTATATAAGATACATAGCTGATAGAAGATTAATTAGTATGGGTATGAGAGGTATATATAAAAGAAAGACTAATCCTTTACCTTGGGTTGAAGAAATGATTAATGCACCAACACACACTAACTTTTTTGAAAACAGAGCTACAGATTATGCAAAGGGTTCTTTGTCAGGAGGTTGGGATAAGGTTTGGGGCAAGGCTGCTTAATGAAACATTTTATTTGTGATGTGTGTGATGGTGATTTCAGATTGAGACATGAAATGGACGAAGATTATTACGAAGTCCATTTCTGTCCTTTTTGTGGTGCACAAATTAACAAGGAAGAGGATGACGAAGAACAGGATGAACTAGGTGGATTCCCAACAGTGGAGATGTAATGGAGTTGCAATTGAAGAACCGGGTGATAATTATGGGTTTGTTTATGTTATTACTAACCTTACCAATCAGAGAAAATATATCGGCAAGAAGTTTTTTTGGTCTCTTAAGAGAAAGCAAGTCAATAAGAAGAAAAAACGTGTAACAGTAGAATCTGATTGGAAAAAGTATTGGGGTTCGAATGACGAATTAAAAAAAGATATAAGTTTGTTAGGTGAGGAAAAATTTACAAGAGAAATACTACATTTATGTAAATCTAAAGGAGTAACAAATTATCTTGAAGCAAGAGAGCAATTCGAAAGACACGTATTGGAAAATAAAGAAGAATGGTATAATAGTTGGATCATGGTCAAGGTGAATCGGACACATTTAAATAAATTATGATCTTTATTGCTATACTTTTCTTATCGGCTTTTTTGTTGTCGGGTGTTGCTGCGTTTTATTCAATTGTAGGATTGATATCAATATTTCCAGCAGCAGAAATACCTATTGTTATAATGGGTATAAGTTTAGAGATATGTAAACTTGTAGCTGCCTCTTGGTGTTATCGTAATTGGAAAAATGCTCCTGTAGTTATGAAGTATTATTTTGCCATAGCAGTGTTAGTTCTATCTTTCATAACTTCAATGGGAATATTTGGATTCCTTTCAAAGGCTCATATTGAGCAAACAACAATAGCTGGTGATAATAGCCTACAAATTGGTTTATTAGAAAATAAAATACAAAGAGAAATAAAAAGAATAAAAGATGCTGATCTTGTAATAAGTCAGCTAGATCAAACAGTACAAACATTAATGGACTTTGATAGAGTAAGAGGTCCAGAAGGTGCAATAGCTGTTCGCGAAAGTCAGAAAAAAGAGAGAGATAATCTCAATACTATAATAGACAAAGCTCAAGATAATATATCTGGTTATCAACAAGAAAATCTTATTCTTAGCAAACAACAGATTAAAATTGAAGCTGAAGTAGGACCTATAAAATACATAGCTGAATTTTTGTATGGTGAAGCAGATAAAAAGTTAGTAGAGAAGGCTGTAAGAGCTGTTATTATAATCATAGTTCTTGTATTCGATCCTTTGGCAATAATACTACTAATAGCAGCTAATAGAGAAATGAAAATAGTTTCTGTTTCTAATAAAAGAAGAAAGACAAGATCAATACCTAAACAATCGATTGATAAGTCTAAAGTATCAATTGATAAAAATGATATATCTGTTTTACCAAAAGAAATAATAGATAGGTTTTTTAACAGCAAGTAACATTTGCATTTTATAAAGTATTGTTGTATAATTAACTGGTAAAAATTTTTATTGGAACTAACGTGATTATTATAGACTATTCTCAAACCATTATATCCAGCTTGATGGCTGAGCTAAATGGAGATACAGAAGCCAAACTCGAAGTAAACCTAATTCGTCATATGGTTATAAATGCCATAAGAAGTTATCATAAAAAATACAGTGGTGATTTTGGTGATTTAGTTATTGCATGTGATAGTAGGAAATATTGGAGAAAAGAAGTATTTCCATACTATAAAGCTAATCGTAAAAAAGTTAGAGATAACTCTGGCTACGATTGGAATATTATCTTTGATACAATTAATATACTTAAGGCAGAACTTAAAGAATTTTTCCCATATAAGTTAGTTGAAGTCGAAGGTGCTGAAGCAGATGATATTATAGCTACGTTGTGTAAGGAAACACAAAAGACACAAGATCCTGTCTTGATAATATCAGGGGATCATGACTTTATGCAATTGCAAAAATATCCAAATGTTAAACAATACTCACCAGTACAACAAAAGTATGTTAAATGTAAAAACGATCCTAAAGAAACACTCTTAGAACACATTATAAGAGGTGATAGAGGCGACGGAGTTCCAAATGTACTTACTGGTGATGAATCGATTGTGGAGGGCAAAAGACAGCGTCCTATACAATCTAAAAAGCTAGCGTTATGGTTAGCTGATCCTAAAGAAATGCCTCAAGACCCAACATTCGTAACAAACTTTGAAAGAAATCAGACTATGATTGATCTTTCAAGAATACCAGAAGATATTGAAAGCAATATTATAAATACTTTCAAAATGCAGTCTATAAAAGATAAAAGTATGCTTATAGATTATTTTAACGAACATAAAATGAAAAATATGTTAGAACTTATTGAGGAATTTTAATGAACTTACTACTCTCCGAACTTTTTTTAATGGTCCAAAAGCAAAAGGACGATACAGATCGTATGAATCTGTTACGGCAATATAAAAATGAATTAGTACTGCAAATGCTAACTGTGAACTTTAATCCAACAGCCAAATGGTTAATTCCTGCAGGGATTCCTCCATATAAAAAAGATCCAAATGTGCCTATGGGATATCAACAAACTACTTTAATGAAAGAACTTAGAACTTTGTACATTTATGTTGATCCCAATCAAGCTATGGCTCAAAACAAAAGAGAAATGCAATTTATAACATTACTTGAGGCTTTACATCATACTGAGGCTGATTTACTTTGTGCTGTGAAAGATAAAACATTACATGAAATGTTCCCTGCTATTACAGAAAAATTAATTAGAATTACCTTCCCTGGTCTTTTCTTTTGGCCCGAACCAAAAGTACCAATGACAGAACAAGTTGCAAATGCAGCTCGCAAACTAAGAGGCAGAGGCAGACCACCAAAGTCAGCTTCTGAAACAATTATAGAAGAGGTATAATAAAATTTATTATGGAGATATATTATGAGAGTTTTGAATTTGGGTAAGTCAAAAGAAAGTTATAAAAAAGGAATTAATCCCTATTCTAAGAGAAAGATTACTCCAGCCCATTTACAGGGCACCCTCAAGATTGCTGAACCTTTTAGAAGACAAACTAAAAGTATACCCAGCCTCAACTCAGATAGTCAATTTGATGTCTGTGTTAAAAAAGAGAAAGATACCTATACCGGCAAGAATATGCTTGGTATTGGTACTCTTCACAAGTCTAATCCCATTCCCATTTTTGACCCTGATCACGCTGTGGATCTTGCTACCATGAGGAGAAGTTAATGACGTACCGTTACACAATAATACAAGAAAATACTTTAGATGATACTAAAATGACATATGAATTTAAAGCTGAAGATGATACAAATTTTATGTCCGAAGTTAGCGTTTTTATGAAAAGTATTGGTTTTTTAGATGAAGGTTATTTAGATATTGTTAAAGATAATATGTATGAAGATGATTTATATTCTGATGACAATAGAGTACCTCATCCTGACTTTCCATACATACCAGATGATACTGATCACAACCTAGTTCAATTTAATTATGATTATGAAGAAAATTTACCTGCATATAATCAAATTGATTCTGGAGCAACAGAAACTAATCTTGTGAATATATATGAAACAACTGGTAATGTGGAGCATGCGTTATATGGTCTTTAATAATAAACAAATATACGTTTTGGAATACAAGGAATCTGATAGTAAAGGTAGAGAAAAGAATGCTAAATTTGTTGGAGTATATAATTCTATCTCTGATGTAGATAATGCTAAGAAAAAAGTATCAGAAGAGCTTACAAATAAAAAGATTTCTTTCCAAACCTATGAACCACAAACTCTAATTTAATAAATAAAATTATGCCAACATATACTTTCAGACATAAAGAAACCGGTGAAGTTGTCGATAAGTTTTTACAAATATCTAAACGTGATAAGTTTATAGAAGATAATCCCCAACTCGAACAAACATGTGCCTATACGTCAATACCTATAGGTGATCCTGTTCGTTTGGGTTTAAAAACAACTGACAATGGTTTTAAAG